CTGGCACAAAGTGCTAGGGCTTCAGTAAGCAGGAGCCCACCTCAAGGATAATTTGACTTGAGGTCTCTGGGCTAGGTACCCTAGCGACGAGGTCGCTGTGGTTACCACTTTAGCAGCTTCAGTAAAGAACTGAAGTAGCCCAGGGTTGTCTTCGGGCTTGTTCCTCTTCTCTACCGTATAAGGGCAGAGGGCTCGGACAAAGACTTTTTGAAGGTGCTCATCGAAACGGATTTTTGTCCGCGTCTCTGTGCAACCAAAAAGGTCTGACCACCCGAAGCGGCCTGATCCATGCTTGACGTACGGTACCTGATTGGATACCGCACGACTGGCTGTCTTCTGTAGGTATGCTGCTGTAACCATATACCCTGCTTCGCAGAGGTTATGGTGGACATCAACAGACGATACAATGGATCCAGGCCCGGCACGACGTGGAACGTCGAGAATGCTCACTGTTGTCACATCGTGACCTCCGTAAGCATCAATACCACAAGACTCCCTAAACAAACCTGTTTGGAAAGTCTTAGAAGTATTAACCTTGAGTTTCAAGGCATCGAGTAGTTCCACTAGTTGCCCAGCACAGTCATTGGGAACAATGATATCGTCCCCAAAGACTCGGACCTGCTGCCTCCCCATGATTCTCATCGTTCGAAGGGATACTGGTAACTTGCGAACATAGCAATATGTCGCGAATGCCAGCGCACCAAAGAATAATGATTGTACTGGGAAGATAGTTGCGTTGCCCATAGTCGAATACTTTCTCAAAGGAAATTCCTTTGGGACAGTTCGATCTATGTCTTGCTTTACAGAATTGGACCTCGTGGCCCAAAGAGCTGTAAGGAGACATGGCAAACGTCTGAAGAGACGCTCAACATGCCAGCAAGACACACGATCTGACGCACTCGACAAATCAATCGTCGCATGCGAACCGCTATGGGAGGCAGAGAGAGCGAGCTTTCCGTTCAAGTCTTGCCGACGAAAGTCGATAAGATTTCGAATGGGAGTATCGCTAACTCTATTGTAGAAGTAATCCTTAATTGATTGCTGGCACCATTGATGAGCCACAGGTTCAGCGGCGATAAGCCGAGGACCCGTGATCGTCTTAGGAACAGTTATCAACTTTGCTGGGAGTGATTTCTCACAGCCAGCAAGGAGCTTCCTCAATTCTCTATCTTCATAACTGAAAGATGGATTCGCGTAAGCGAAGACATCTCGCGGGAATGCGATAGAGAGCCTATCTGACCAGTAGTCGAAGTCGTACTTGTACGACCCAAAACGCTGATCAGCAACGGCACCAGGGCCATGCCGCAGCCTCCATGTGTAGGGATCAAAGATCCCTAGCTGTGAAGAAATAAGGTCAGCAGTACGCTGAACGTAATCTAACAGCTCAGGTGTGACACATGAAGCCTGAGACGGTGGCGGAGTTAACCGCAACCTTTCATCAGCTAGAAGGGTATTTTCACTATCTCGAAAAGATAGTTCCAATACACCTTCAGTGACGAAAAGATCTTCTGAAGACCAGTTAAGGTTTCCAAGATCTGTCTCCTGATCAATCTCGAAGAACTCAGAAACGACACGACACGTGTCCTTCCGAGAAGAGTCCATCCGCATCTTCCGAACAACTCCAAGGAGTTGCCGGATGAGGCGTATGGCTTTAACATCGGGATTGAGCTGCAAAGCGCCATGACGATCAAAAACGCGTAGAACCAGACCCCGAAAAAGTCGTGGGATTGGTTCCCGTCTCCTAATCGTACCGAAGTTAGTAAGATTAGAAGGCGTTAGGCGCTGGTTCGAGAGACACGTGTCAAAGTGTTTCCTGAACTTCGGCATGATGTCAAGTGTAAACCTGACACCATGCTGTTTGATCGCGGAGCTCAATCGATGAAAATCACGATCGAACTCTCTGGCGAGTACTGGGTACTGCAAGGCGCAGTCGACTAATAGCGCCTTGTACGTGCCTAGAACAAACTCTGCGTAGCTGTTCCGTTCTAACACAGGCTTCAACTCCTGGTTATGAACTCTACGGCTCGCAGCTCTCCGACGTACTGGTTAGGGAATCTTACGATTCCCAGCCCAGTAGCTTCGCAGCAATTCCACCGGCCTTGACCATGTAGAAAGACATGGCCTCGGAGACATCGATGATGTCACCCGGCGCCCCGTTCGGATCATTCCTGATCGTGAACGAGATCTCGGAAAGGCTGCCCAGAGGCGCAATCGCAGTAGGCTTAACAAACCGTGAGAACGTCACAGTGTGACGATCGAACGGCTGAGAGCCGACCTTGACTGTGTCCCGAGTGTTCCGCACTTTTGCGCGGTACCACACGGTGGTTTCGTCTAGAAAGTATTCAGACGTGTAACCATCCTGGTTGATGAGCGGGAGGACCTTAGCGGTGCCTCCAGAACCATCAAGCGTCATCGTCAGAGAAGTGCCAAGCATGAGAGTTTGTCCTGTTTTAGATGATAGCCGTCAGCGTTTGATACGCTGAACGGCCAGCGCAGCTAAAACGGACAGCCGGCCGATGTCCAAGAAGGGCATCGACAAGCCAGGTAGGATCGGGCCGCTCCCGTTGATACGAGAGCGGTACGTCGTCACTTGGGGAGTATCGATGTGCAAAACATGCCATCGGATACCCTCCGGTTTCGGTGAACTCAGGGATCTCTCCAGGGTAATCTTACTCATAAAATTAAGATGTGAGTAATTTGCCGGGACAGTATTGGAGTACAGCAAGCTGTACTTACCAATATTGGTGAACCAACCAAGTAACCAAGTCCATGGGATAACTGCCCATGCGCCTTTGGCTAAACCTTCAGGGGTAAAGCCGAGGACGATCTTGCGAACGTGGTTGTTCCACTGAGGATCCATGGGATGATAAGGTGGTGGTGTAGTGGGATGCCATCTGGCAGTCCCCCAGCTCTCTCGCTTAGTGATAAGCGATGAGTTGTAAGTAATGCTCCTCCCCGATTCAAAGGGAAGAACAAGCTTACTATCACTCACTACGGTATCATTACCGAACTTTAAGCGACGCCTCAGACCATTCCCAGAATAGAGCTGTTGAAGTTCCTTGGAACGTTTGATAACGTGCTTTTGGAGATCAAGCAGATCTAGCAGATCCTTAACGAATGGCATCCATCCAAATTTGAGAGCCAGATAGTCGTCGGCAACACTACGATAGTTTTGCAGACGAGCTTTCGGGTTCGAAAGAAAGATGAATGTATCGCGTAGGAGCTTGGGAAGTTCTATAAGATTCTGCAGCATCTCTGGTGGCGTGATCACAGGGCGGGAGGGATTAGTTCCCGCAATGAGATCAAGTTGCCATCCAGGGGGAGCTGGCAGGGCCAAACCCGGATTTAACGCCGAGTAAAG